TTCAGTTTGTTGATAGATTGCGAGGATTAGGAACGCCTAACAATACGTTTACTGCATCAGCACCTAGGCTAGTTTCAAGTGACACTTCTGCTGAAAATACAGGTTCAAGTTACGTTCAACTTAAAGCTGACAGTCAAAACATTACCAGAGGGAGTGGATGGAACTCTACTACTTATGGCAATTGGATTGATTACTTTTGGAGACGTGCCCCCAGTTTCTTTGATGTGGTTTGCTATACAGGGACTGGAGTAAACCGCACAATCGCACACAACTTAACTGTTGCGCCTGAGTTGGTAATAATTAAATCAAGAAGTAATACAGTTGATTGGGTAGTTGGAAATACCTCGCTTGGTTTTGCAAACTTTTTATATTTAAATAGAACTGATGCAAGTGGTGCGGCCTCTAGTATATTTAATAACACAGCACCAACATCTTCTGTTTTTTCAGTTGGTGCTTCCTCGGGAACAAATGAGGTTACCCTAACCTATGTCGCTTATCTATTTGCCACTTGTGCTGGTGTTTCTAAAGTAGGCTCATACACGGGCACAGGCGCACTTCAAACTGTAAACTGCGGGTTTGCGGCAGGGGCAAGATTTGTTCTTATCAAGCGTACCGACAGCACAGGCGATTGGTGGACATACGACTCAGCCCGTGGTATCACCTCTGGTAATGACCCATATTTGTTTTTAAATAGTACAGCCGCTGAAGTTACAGGCACTAACTATGTAGACACCGACACAACTGGCTTCAAGGTTACAGCCGCAGCACCAGCAGGTTTAAATGCAAGCGGTGGAACATACATCTTTTTGGCGATAGCGTAAGGAAAAATCATGCAAATCAGAATTCGTGAATCAGGCGCAGTCATGTACGAGGCAGAATTTCGTGCATACACAAAAGCCAATGGTGGCCCATCATGGGAGACAACAACAACTGAAGTCTTAGAGGCTTTGGGTGCTGATGTAGTCTTTGAAGGCCCACAAGCAACAGGTGGTACTGTTTACCAATACTCTCAAGCCTCTGGTGTCGAGCAAGTAGATGGTAAGTGGTACACAAAGTATGTGCTTGGCCCTGTCTTTACTGATGGCGAAACAACTGCCGCAGAACAAGAAGCCGCATACAAAGCCATGAAAGATGCAGAGCAGGCTAAATCTGTTCGTCAAAGCCGTGATGACAAACTCAAAGAAACAGATTGGGTTGTTATTAAGAACTTGGAATCAAATGCCAACATACCTGGCATTTGGGAAGTTTATCGCCAAGCATTAAGAGATATACCTACGCAAAGCGGTTTCCCTTGGACAATCGTGTGGCCTACGCAACCTGCGGAGTAAGAAATGGCACTTACAAAAGTTTCTTATTCGATGATTACTGGTGCGCCAGTAAACGTGCTTGATTGGGGTGCTGACCCCACGGGTGTGGCTGACAGCCAACCAGCAATCCAAGCAGCCATCAATTCAGGCGCAGTTGAAATCATTATTCCATCGGGAACGTATCGCATAAATTCGCCTCTGATAATCAACAAAAATGATTCTTTAAAAAAGATCAGTGGATTTGATATGTCCACAACTTTGAAGTTGTACACATCAACATCAGCGGCTATTTTTGAAATTCAATACCTTGCACCCCAGCCTGAGACAAAACAATTCTTTGCCATTGAGAATTTGATTCTCACTTCTAACGGCACAAAAAATGATGCGTTTTTAACTTACGGCATTCTCTCTACTGGAACGTCTTATGCTTATTTCAACAATATTCGAGCAACTAACTTCAGTGGTGCTGGTTGTGAAATAAAGGGTTGCGTCTACATTGGTCTTGATAACTACACTGCGGGTGAATGTAGATATGGTTTAGCCTTTGAACTTAACTTGGGTACTGCTTGCACCTCAGTTGTGGTCAATCGTGCATACATCTCTGGATGCTTGCGTGGTATCACTCAGACTAACGCCAACAACATGACGTACATCAATTGCGTTATTGAGTACAGTGGTAGTAGCACAACAACCGATGGTGCATTCCACCTTGCTGGTGGTATGGCTGAGATCATTACGCCCTACTTTGAGCAAAACGGACGTAACTTTGTCAGTATTGAGGCCACACCAGTTATCAGAGCACCCTACGGATGGACATCTGGCACTGCGGCTAACGTATTCATATTCACGGCTGTAGCTTTTGATGAACGTGGCGTAACGCTTCAGTATCCCTACAACTTGTATCTGCCAAGGATTAACGCAGACATTTCGTCTAATCGTGATTTGGTGATTGGCACGAACGTGACTGTGCCTGTGGCTGGCGGTAGCGTTATCTTTGGTAACGAGACAATGGCCTCTGCCAATGGATTTCTTACTAGTGGTGCATGGACTCCAGTTTACACAATCCCTGCGGCTGAAGTCACAGGAACTGCCGTTAACTCAAAAGCATTGTACGAATATACATGTTATGCGGGTGCAGCCGATCTAAGCACTGGCTTTGATGCTGGTACGATCATGAATAGCACACTCCGTAGTTATTCTGGCACTACCCCAGCTTGGTTGCGATTGAATGGCAACGTAGTTGAGATGAACGTTACTGGTGCTAGTTATGGATTGACGTATAAAATCATTATGCGTAGAGTATTCCCAGGCATTGCCGTTTAACCCGTACCAATTCGGATAATTGGTGTCTTAATATCACAAAAGATTTTGTGGTTGGAAACAAGGAAAAATGATGGCTCTCGAAAAAATTAGTTCAGTTGATTTAATTGAAATCGTTGAAAACCGTATTGTTCAAGTTCGCACTAAAACTTCAATTTTAGAAAATGGCGAACAAATTACAACTCAATACCATCGTGATATTGTTGTGCCAAATGGCAACTACAGTAATCAAGAACCTATGGTGCAAGCGATTGCAAACCTTATTTACACTCCTGAGATAGTTGCAGCTCATGCAGCCAACTTAGCAGCCTCTCAATTAACCTAAAGCAGTTTGAACTGCAAAGAAAGCATGACATGGCAAGTAATAGTCAAATCGCATTTGCCCCACTAGGCAACACAGTCGTAGTAGCGGCAACAACTTCTGCACCAACAGGTGTTCAGGCTTTGGTCACAACTCGCAATGATGCACTCGGCACAGGTCAATACCGCATTGTTAACAACAGTTCAAACACGGTGTTTTTGGGAGTTGGTAGCACAGCGGCAATCGCACAAGCAAATGCAGTTGCACCAGTTGCTGGAACACCATCTGCGGCCATTGTGCTAGTGCCTGGTGCTATTGAAATTCTGCGCTTTGCTCGGGAGTCATTTTTCAGTGGTTTGGCTTCTTCTGCATCTACTGTTTACATCGTGCAGGGCGAAGGCATCTAATGTCCGAGGATACTGACAAGCGGCTGGCGGTTCATGAGGCGGTTTGTGCTGAGAGGTACACCGCCATTGAAAAGTCGTTTGATTCAGGCTCACAGCGCATGACACGCATTGAGTATTTGCTTTATGTAGTGATTGCGGCAGTGTTGCTAGGGCCAGGCTTTGCTGGTGAATTAATCAAAAAAGTAATCGGCTTATGAGAGATTGGGTCGAAGCATTTATCGTTGCGGCCTTTTTAACCATCTTCGTTGTTTGGGGTACGTTCACTATCCTGTGGATTTGGGGATGAAATGGATATTAGTAATTTTTATGCTAATGCCAAATTCTTCAAGCCAAAAGAAGAAAGATGAATATCGCTGTGTGAGGTGGGCGTGGACGGGTGATGTTTATAACCGCAAAGTTGTTTGCCTACAGTGGGAAAAGGTTGTACGGAAATGATTGACCCAGTTGCAGCACTAGATGGTTTACAAAATGCCATCCAACTTGTACGCAAAGCGGCTAAGGTTGCTAACGATCTAGGCGGTTTGGGAGTTATGGTTGGGCGGATGTTTGACGCTAAAAGTCAAGCATCTAAGGCGATGGTTGAGACCAAGAGGTCAGGCAACAAATCCAACTTTAGCGTGGCAATGCAGATTGAAAATGCGTTGATGCAAACGGCTAAATTAGAGTCTGAACTTCAACTCCTATATATGCAAACTGGCAATATAGACGTTTGGAACAAGATTAAAGCTAGAGCCGCAGAAATGGACAGGGATGATGCTATTGCCGCCCGTGATGCAAAGCTAGAAGATAAGAGGCGTAAGGAAAAAGAACAGCGAGATTTTGAGATTGGCTTGGGAATTGGTGCTGTTTGTTTATTGGTGTTTTTGGTTGTAGTTGGTCTAATTGAACTCAAAGAATTCTGCGATACAACTCGTAGATGTGGGCGATGAATGAGTACCAAAAGCAATTTGACCTTTTCCTTAAAGTTTTCGTGCGATTGTGCGTTGCTTGGTGGGTGCTTGGTCTTTTACGATTCCTGCCAGATGATTTGTCGGACAAGATTGTCAATAAACTACTTGGAATGATTGGACTGTAATGCTATCTCTATTTTCTACTCTTGGTGGCTTGTTAATTTCTGGCTTACCTAAACTCTTAGATTTCTTTCAAAACAAGGCTGACCAAAAGCATGAGTTGGCTTTAGCCCGTGTTCAAGTAGAACTTCAGCTACAGATGATGGCGCAGGGTTTTGCGGCACAAGAGCGCATGGAAGAAATACGCACCGACCAGATTGCGATGCAGACAGATGCTGAGATGACCGTGGCGGCTTATGACCACGATAAAAAGGTCATGGAAAACGCAAGTCGCTGGGTCGTGAACTTTGTGGGTACTGTTCGCCCGATGGTGACTTACATCTTTGTGCTTGAACTGTGTGCAATTAACGCATGGATTGCGTATTACGTTTACAGCCGCCCAAGTCTGGTGGTAAGTATAGAAGACCTGATTCGCCTGTCCGACATTATCTTTTCCACTGATGAGATGGCAATGCTTGGAGGCATCATTGGTTTCTGGTTTGGTTCACGTTCTTGGTCTAAGAAATGAAAGTCAGTAAAGCTGGTGAGGACTTGATGCACTTCTTTGAAGGCTACAGAAACAAGCCTTATCGGTGCTCTGCCGCCATTTGGACAGTGGGTTGGGGTCACGCTATGTATGCAGACCAATTAGCCTTGCCAAACGTGCGAAAAGAAGGTTACACAGGGCTTATCAGGTCTGACTATCAACTAAAAGAGGGAGATGCTCGTGTTTGGTCGAAAGAGGAATTGGTCAACTTATTCAAGATGGACATCGATAATTTTGAGCGTGGTGTTCTTCGACTTTCTCCTAATCTTGCTAGTCATCAAAGCAAATTCGATGCTGTTGTCTCTTTTGCCTACAATGCTGGGCTAGGAAACTACCAAAGGTCAACCATTCGCATGAAGGTCAATCGTGGTGAATGGGATGATGCGGCTACTGCTTTTATGAGTTGGACAAAAGCGGGAGGCAAAGAAGTAAAAGGTTTAGTCAAACGCAGACAAGCCGAACGTGCTTTGTTTTTATCTTAAATTAAATTGTCATAAATCTCGTTTAAGGTGTTGAAATGGCTAACATTCCTACACTAGAACACGCTGAATTGTTTGCACAAAGTGTCAAAAAGTGGCAACAAGTGCTGAGTCTTGGTGATTGGAGAATTGAAAAAGGAAGTAAACCAGCCAAGGGTGCAATGGCATCTGTTGAATTTACACCAGCTGCAAGACTTGCTGTTTATCGTTTGGGAGATTTTGGTGCTGAAAAAATCACACCCGATAGTCTAGATAAAACAGCACTACATGAGTTGCTTCATATTTTTTTATATGATTTGCTAAGTGTAGCAACAGACCGCCAAGCGTCTGATGAGGACAGAGAAATGCAAGAGCATCGCATAATCAATACGCTAGAGCATCTTTTGACTAAGGATTCTCATGGTATCAAGTAATAACATGAATTCTTGTACAGATGAACAGTTTATGGAACTGTGGGACAAGCATCGGTCTGTTACAAAAATAGCAAAGATTCTAGGCATAACTGAAAGAGCAGTTAACTACCGCAGACGTAGCATGGAAAATATCCATGAGGTCAAATTAGGCGCAAATGACTCTCGTAGTGCTAAATATGATGCTAAAAGACCCAAGTCTTTCTCTCCACTAAAACAAGTAAATCTCGGCATACTGGACGGAACAGTTATTGTGTTCTCAGATGCCCACTTTATCCCTGCACAGCGTACAACAGCGTTTAAAGGGCTTCTGTGGGCTATCCAAGAGTTCAGGCCCCGCGCAATCATCTGCAATGGTGACGCATTTGATGGTGCGTCTATATCAAGGCATGACGTAACTGAGCAACCAGCGACTACTGTCATTCAAGAACTAAAAGCCTGTCAGGGTGCATTGAGTGAGATTGAGGAAACCGCTAAAGCAGCGAGGCACAATGTAAAGCTATTGTGGACATGGGGCAATCACGATATTCGGTTTGGCAACAGATTAGCGCAACACGCACCACAGTTTAAAGATGTGATTGGCTTTAAGCTGACAGACCACTTTCTTGATTGGGAATTCTGCTGGGCAGTCTGGGCTACTGAGCAATGTATCATCAAGCACCGATATAAGGGTGGAATTCATGCTACTCACAACAATACTGTCAATGCGGGTGTGTCAGTAGTTACTGGACACTTGCACTCTTTGAAGGTAACGCCATTCTCAGATTTTAATGGCGTGAGGTTTGGCTGTGACACAGGAACACTTGCTGAAATTGATGGCCCTCAATTTACTTATGCTGAACTTAATCCAGCCAATCACAGATCAGGGTTTGCGGTGTTAAACTTCTTCAATGGTCAGCTTTTATGGCCTGAGCTCGTTCATAAATTTGATGAAGACCACATTCAGTTCAGAGGCGAAGTAATTGATGTAGGTGCATTTTGAGTGCTTGGCTAATCATTCTCACAGGGGCTATCTATGCCTATATTGCTGGTGAACAGCTTTTAAAAGATAACCCGCATATGGCGATTGTCTATGCGGGTTATGCGTTCAGCAACGTAGGTCTTTACCTATTGGCAAAGTAGCTTATAAGCTACCGCACTCTTCTTAAAGGTTGAATATCCTTTTCGGGTGGCGGTGGTAACATCTTCTCGCTTGGTGGATTCCAGCCATATTTTTTCCAGATTGCTTGAACATCTGAACCAGAAGACCATTTAAAGTCTTTTGTTGGCACAGAAGGATAACTAATCTTTGAATAGGGTGGTTTTTCTAACATATTGACCATTCTCTTTCGTTTCTGCCTGAGTTTGATTTAACTGTATTACCAGTTGGCTCTATTAAACCAATCACTTTCATTTCCTTTAACCGTCTGGCGACTTGATTGCCATCTAGGTTTGTCAAGGCGGCAATGCCATCTTTGCCCAAAGCACCATATTTTTTTAAGCATTCAAAGATGATGATGTGATGTTCCGAGGCTACTGGTTTTATGGCTTCTGCCGCCTCAAATGAAGTCATTGGGTCATTGGTTCTAACCCGTGGAAACTCTAGAAAAATTTGCTCAAACATTCTTTTGTAGTCCATCATGTACTCCTAAAAGGTGGGGGTACTAACTGCTCGTCTGCAAGCTAGGAATTTCCTTTGCACAGCTTTCCCCCCGTTATTCAAAATGGTATATCGTCTTCGTCTTTTGGTAAACCTTGGTAACCCTCTTTTGGTTTTGGGTCATTGATATACGCCCAGCCATCCCAACCACCCTTGATTAGCGGTGTCACATCTAGCTTTAACATATCCCCATTTTTGGTGTCAATTATTGAACCAATTTTTTGGTATCTGTTTTTCTGTTGACCATCTTTGTTCAGATAAGTGCCTTGAATGACGCTGATTTCTTTAAGTATTTTTGACATTTTTATTCTCCAATGATTGATTTTAGGGACATGACTTTGGCATCTACTTCTGCCAAAAATTTAATAACTTCGTCTTCGGCTATTTTTAGCCAATCAGCATTACGATCAACCCGAAAAACGAAGACTTGTGCTTTGGCTGGCATCCGTGGGTCAAAGACCACGTAATCGCACCAAGACCTATCAGCACAGCGCATTTGCCACTGCATCTGTGCGTAGTACTTGGCATCCACTGGATTGCCGCCCTGTGCGTGAATCAACCAACATTCTAAAGCAGTGCTGGATGATGGGCATTTGATCTCAATCATGCCATCATCACCCACCAAACCATCAGGCGAGGCTCCAGACGCTTCAATATGAGGGTGAGGTATAAACCCAACTTCTTCAACCATTTCGCCCGTGAGCACCTCATAAGCGGCTCGAGCAAAAGGTTCTTGTTCCGTACCCCACTGCATTGCCGCATTGGAATAAGAATCAGCTCTAGTTTGGGTGATGCGCTCAAGTACAAGTTGTGTCATGTAATTGGTACGGTTAGTGCTGTAACCAGTTTTTGTTTTCGCAAGCACATCAGCCAATCGGCTTGCTGTGACTTTGCCAAGACGCATGGCAAACCATTCGTCTGTGCCTTGGTCCATTGTTTCAATCATAATTTTGCCTTTGCTTGATCTTTGGCTGCAATCACTCTCTTTTGCCATTCAGCATCACCATTGCAAGCGGCATAAGCGGCTTTGTAGGAGTTCTTCAAGCTGTCTTGATCAGTAGATGCCTCAATAGCCGCCAAATGATCTACGAGGGCATTTTCATTGATTGGTGGCTTTTCAATAACTGTTTTGCGTGTGGCGGCATTTCCGTCATCGTCCTCTGGTGCGATACCGCAAGCCGCCATGAGGCTATATCTCCGAGCATAAGTCAAAGCACTACCATAGCCCTGAGGGTCTTGCTTGCTGGCTGGTACGTGTAATTTGCCACATTCCAGCATCTCGCCTGATTCGTGGATAAATACAGTCTCTACAGTGACCCCGTTCATGTCCTCACTTGTTCTTTGAATAAGCGCAATGCCAGCCTCGTTCAAACCCTCAATAACAGCCTCTACGCAAGCACTGAGGTCTGCATATCTACTTTTAAAATGCGGGTTGGTGGATGATTTAAGAGCAGGGCCAAATGCCTTTTGAGCCTTGACCAATGCGGTTGCTATATTTTTCATGTTCAGCCTCTCCAAGCTAGTAATACGCCAATGCCGCCAAAGATAACAATGGCTAAAAAGCACTCAATAAGTGTTTGGATAATTTTGTGTTTCATGATGCCTCGCAAGAGTAAAAGTGACGTTTTGTTTCATCCATCAAACGCTTGTATTCGTCATTAGGGATGTCGTAAGTGATGTGCTTGCCTTGAGAGTTAAAAACAAACACATCAAACATTTCTGCATAGTCGTAGTCATAGGGATAGTTATTTTGTGCTGGTAAATGGTCATAACCAATGGTTACGACTTCAACAGTCTCGCCATCATCAAATGAAACTGCGTCTTGAAAATAATACTGGAGTTTGAGATCAGTCATTTTTTGATTACCTTATGCGAATTCAACATGGTGCATTTCGTAATAGGCCTGTGCATCTTCCGCAGTTGATGCCTCCCATTCACGGCAGATAGCAACTTCATGACCATTGTTGAAAACAGCAATCCAAGCGGCAGGGATTGTGCAATTCAAGCGATGATTGAAATACTCAGCCTTTAGATAAACTTCGGTAATTTTGATTTGTTTACGCATTTTGATTTCTCCTAAAAAGACCCCGAGAAGTTCAGGGCATGTGTGTATTGTATAGGGTTCTTAACAGTTATCAAGACTTTTTTATCAGTTTTTATTAGGACTTTCCCTAATATAAAAATTCTCGTTTTGTATAGTAAAATGCACTGATGTCAAAAGATGATGCAATTTTAAAAGCTGGTTCACAAGCCGCCCTTGCAAGGTTGCTTGGCGTGACTCGAGGTGCTGTTTCCCAATGGAAGCATCTGCCAAAAGGTCGGCTGTATCAGCTCATGGTCATAAGGCCAGAATGGTTCAATCGTTTATAATTTTTTTGAAACACGGCTAGGTTGGGAGTTGCTACCCAACCGAAAAGAGTTATCCCTTCTCCTGCCGATTGTTTCTTTTCAAAGGGTGTTTTAAAAAGGTAAAAATAAGTGCATTACTACACATTTAACATCGGTGACTATCGAGGTGCAACTGCACATCTTTCAAACGAAGAAGACCTTGCTTACAGAAGACTTCTTGATATGTATTACGACACAGAAAAAAAAATCCCAGCAGATAGCCAATGGGTTGCCAGACGCTTGCGTTTGGATAGTAAAGTAATTGAAATTGTGTTGGCTGATATGTTTGAAAAACAAGAGGATGGTTGGTTTCATGCTCGTTGTCATGATGTGATTGCTCAATATCATGCAATGGCAGAAAAGAACAGGAAGAATGGTAAGTTAGGTGGTAGAAAAAAGAACCCAGTGGGTAACCAAGTGGCAAGCGACTCGGAACCCATCGCTAAGGCAACTAATAACCAAGAACTAATAACCAAGAACCAAGTTAATACATCTATATGTCCACCTGAGGGTGAACTTGAGCAAAAACTGCCTGATTGTGAACACAAGGCAGTCATCAGTCTTTATCACGAACACTTGCCAACATTGAGGAAAGTTGAGGTCTGGAATACAACCAGACATGGATATTTGAGGCAGAGATGGCGAGAGGTAGCGATTGAGTTATCTCAAGGCAAAACAATTCAGACTGAAGATGTGCTGAGCTGGTGGGAAGACTTTTTTAAACATATTTCACATTCAAAATTCTTAACTGGCAAAGTAAACAGTAAAGATGGTCGGGCATTTACAGCCGACCTAGAGTGGATACTTAAACCAAGCAATTTTGCGAAAATCGTAGAGGGAAAATACCATGGCACTAACTAATTTCAAATACCAAAACAATCAGATTGACGAAACAAACCACTCTTTATGCAGTGTTACTGGTTGTGGCAATCGTTGGTCGGTTCATATGGAAGGTCAGCGACCGATGTGTTCAGAACATCAATGGTCCGATAAAAAACCAGCAATAAAGCGAGACATTACTGTTGCAAACTTCACTAAACTACCTGTTCAGCACTGGCAAGATGACGAGGTTTTTTGATGTATGACCACAAATCCTTGTTGGACAAAAGACGGGAAGGCCAAGAATTTAGCCTTGCTGACATCAACAGAGCATTGCGAGATGCTGGAGACCTTGAGCCAGAGCGAAGCGAGGGAGTGGATAAAACGTTATCGCAAGAAACGACTAGAGCTGGGCAAGCAGGAAGCCCAAGCATGGTGGGAAGGTGTCAAGATGGACATCAGAAAAAAACGTGGGCAGGATGGTCACGATACCTTGATTACCAACATGAGGCAACAAAATGAGACGAGCCGCTCGGGTTGATGCAAATCAAGAGCAAATTGTTAGTGCGCTTCGTGCCGCTGGTGCGTATGTTTGGATTATTGGCCTACCTGTGGATTTGCTTGTGGGATATAAAAACCATACTTTTCTTGTAGAGATCAAAACAGACTCCAAAAAACGTTTAACGGGGTTGCAAGCGGATTTTTTTGAAAATTGGTCAGGTAATACCTTGGCAAGAATTGACAGCCCTGAAGCGGCTTTGAGAATGATTGGAGTTATAAAATGAAACCAGAAGAAGCAGCCCAAACAATCAGAGATAAAGCACCAGCTTATGGAGAAGCCAAAGCACAAAGGGTGTACCTTGAAGAATTCCGTAAGTCCAAAAAAGCCCTGCTGATGAAAGATGCACTAAAACTTGGAGTAGAAGCGGCAAATGCACAGGAGAGAGAAGCATACGCAGACCCAGCTTATCACCAATTACTCAAAGGTCTAGCACTGGCAATCGAGCAAGAGGAGACCCTAAAATGGGAACTTGAGGCGGCAAGGCTTGACATAGAAATTTGGCGAACTAGAGAAGCAACTAACAGGATGCAAGATAGGTCGCACCAATGAAATGCCCAGAATGTGGGACATGGACAATCGTAAAAGAAACCAGAACAAGCACAACAAACACACGCAGACGCAGGCTTGAATGTGCAAATGAACACAGATTCACTACTTTGGAGACCATAATTGTTTCAAAAACACCAATACGTCAGAAGCAAAAAACTATTAAAACTGGTAGCAAGTCTTGATTGTCAACTCTGCGGCTCAAACCATTTTGTTCAAGCGGCTCATACAAATTGGGGCGGTGGTAAAGGCAGAAGCATCAAAGCTGATGATAATTTAACCGCCGCATTGTGCATGACTTGCCATTACGAAATTGATGCAGGGGCTAAATGGTCGAAAGTGGAAAGACAAGAGGCGTGGCAAACAGCACACCACAAAACAGTGCAGTTATTGTTGCAAACAAACCAATGGCCTGTTGACATACCTATACCAAACACAGCAAAATGAATACGCTGACAGTTGCCATTGCCAGCTTTGGGGCTTCGGCCCCTTTTTTTTGAGGACACTATGAATCCAGCAGATAAAGTCGAAAAATGGGCTATTGACAAACTAATACCCTACGCACGCAACGCACGCACGCACTCTGATGAGCAAGTTGCACAGATTGCGGCAAGTATCAAAGAGTGGGGTTGGACAACGCCAGTGCTGGTGGATGAGCAAGGTAGCATCATCGCAGGGCATGGGCGCACATTGGCGGCTCAAAAACTTAAAATGACAGAAGTGCCTGTAATGGTGGCAACAGGTTGGTCAGATGCCAAAAAACGGGCTTACATCATTGCTGACAACAAGTTAGCTCAAAATGCTGGCTGGGATAATGTAATGCTATCCCTAGAACTTGAAGAACTTAGTAATTTGGGTTTTGATATTGATTTAACTGGATTTGCACCAGAAGAGATTACAGAATTGTCATTCACGGATGCTGATGATGAGCAAATTGACAACAGTAAGTACACCAAAAAAATAGATGCACCAGTTTATACGCCAACTGGAGATTGTCCAGGAGTCAATGAGCTGTACGATAAGGTTAAATACGAAGAATTGACAGCAAAAATATACCAAAACCCTGACATCAAGCAAGAGATAAAAGACTTTTTGTTAGCGTCAGCCGCAAGACACATACGATTTGACTTTGAGCAAATTGCGGAGTTCTATGCCCATGCTGACCCAGATTTACAGGAACTTATGGAAGAAAGTGCCTTGGTCATCATTGACTTTGATAAAGCTATTGCCAATGGATATGTAAAGCTATCTCAAAACATCAGTGATGTTTACACCAGTGAAAAGGGTGAAGAACATGATGCCTAAGACCTTTGCCGTGTTTATTCTGACGCATGGTCGGGCAAATTCTGTTTATACCTACCAAACTCTACGCAAACAAGGTTACACAGGCAAAATTTACCTGATATGTGATAACGAGGATAAGCAACTCGATCAATACAAAGAGGTGTACGGCAAAGAGTCAGTCATCATCTTTGATAAACAAGAAGCGATTGATTTTACTGATAGCGGAGATAACTTCAAAAAACGCAATAGTGTGGTTTACGCAAGAAATATCAGCTTCAATATTGCAAAAAGCCTTGGTTTGACACACTTTTGGCAACTGGATGACGATTACACAAGGTTTGATTACTCGACCAATGAAGAAATGCAGTACATCACATCTGAGAATAAGATTGGCAAACTGGATGATGTTTTGGTTGCATTAATTGAGTTTTTAGACACAACACCGTTTCACTCAGTGGCATTTGCACAGGGGGGCGACTTCATTGGTGGCGAGGGTTGCGTATTACTGAGCAAGATGCGAAAAGATGAAATTTACCGAAAAGTAATGAATTCGTTTATGTTTCGTGTTGATCGCCCCGTTAAGTTTATGGGTCGAATTAACGAGGATGTGAATATGTATGCTGAATGGGGCAGACGTGGCATATTGTTTATGACCACACCGCAGTTACGCTTACAGCAAATCGTGACCCAGCAGAACGCAGGCGGTTTGACTGAAATCTACCTAGACCTTGGCACTTACACCAAATCGTTCTACTCAGTCATGTATGCACCATCGTGTGTGAAAATCTCAGAAGTGGGCACAAATGACAAACGAATACATCATCAGTTATCATGGAAGCATACTGTGCCAAAAATACTAGATGAACAGCATCGCAAACCAAGATTATTATCACGTATCACTAGCACAGTTAAATAAACGCAGCAAACCAACCTTTCGCGGAGGTTAACTATGAAAAAAACTACTGAAAAATCCACCCAACTGCTTAAAAAAGAGGCAGATAAGCCAAAACAAAATGGCGGTGCACGTGCAGGGTCAGGCCGAAAGCCATTTTTACCTACTGATGCAGAACGTAAACAGGTCGAGGCAATGTCGGGTTATGGTGTGCCTTTTGAACAAATAGCCGCTTTGGTGCGTGATGGCATTGACATAGATACGCTGAGAAAGTACTTTAGCCCTGAACTTGTCAACGGCAAGGCAAAAGCTAATGCACAGGTTGGCAAGGGTATTTTCCAAAAAGCAATGGCTGGTGATACGACAGCTCAAATTTGGTGGAGTAAAACGCAAATGCGATGGGCAGAAACCCAAAAGCATGAGTTAACTGGTGCAAATGGTGTGCCGCTAGAATTTACCAAGATTGAGCGTGTTGTTGTAAAGCATGGATAAAACCCTAAAAATCCAGACTCCAGAGTGGGCTTTGCCTTTACTGGAAGCAAGGCGTTACAAGGGGGCATGGGGTGGTCGAGGTTCTGGCAAGTCGCATATGTTTGCCGAGTTGATGGTTGAGATGCACATACTTGACCAAAAGCGCAGAAGCGTTTGTGTGCGTGAAATACAAAAATCACTGAATCAATCTGTCAAGCGTCTGCTGGAAACCAAAATTGAGGCCATGAACGCTGGCGCATACTTTGAGATACAAGATGCTGTAATCAAGTCTAAAAAGGGTGATGGTGCAATTATTTTCCAAGGTATGCAAAACCATACAGCCGATTCAATTAAGTCGCTAGAAGGCTACGATTGCGCTTGGGTTGAGGAAGCTCAGTCCCTCAGTCAGACCAGCCTTGACCTTTTGAGGCCAACAATCCGCAAACCCGATTCAGAACTATGGTTCACTTGGAATCCAAGACAACAGTCTGACCCTGTGGATTTTCTACTGCGTGGACCTGAACCGCCAACCGATGCCACAGTTATCAAGGTGAACTTTGGTGATAATCCGTGGTTTCCACAAGTCTTAAAAGACGAAATGGAGTACGACAAGCGCAGAGACCCTGACAAGTATCAGCACGTTTGGATGGGTCAGTACCTGAGAAACAGTAATGCAAGGGTGTTCCGCAACTGGAAAATTGACGATTTTGAAGCACCATCAGATGCAATTCATCGCCTTGGTGCTGATTGGGGCTTCTCGGTTGACCCCACTGTTTTGGTCAGATGCCACATAATCGGGCGCACGCTTTATATTGATTACGAAGCCTATATGGTTGGATGTGAGATTGTGAATACGCCCGAGCTGTTTATGCAAGTCCCTGAGGCAGAGAAATGGCCTATCGTGGCAGATTCAGCCCGACCAGAGACCATCAGCCACATGAAACGCAATGGCTTTCCTAAGATAATGAACGCAGTAAAAGGCCCTAAGTCGGTCGAGGAAGGCATTGAGTTCTTGAAGAACTACGACATCGTGGTTCACCCTCGTTGCGTTCACACTATTGACGAATTAAGCCTTTACAGTTATAAGTCAGACCCATTAACTGGCAGAATATTGCCTATGCTTGAGGACAAGAAAAACCACGTCATTGATGCCTTGCGATATGCTTGCGAGGGTGTCAGGCGTGCGGCAGTAACGAAAGTAATGAACTTCACGCCATTGCCTACTATGAATAAATGGTAGAAAATCGCACAAACAAGGACAGACATGGCACGAATTCCAAACGACCAAAGACTCGCCAATTTACACGCTGAAGCCTTACGCCAGTTTAATGATATTCAGACTGCGCTACGGGATGAACGCCTGCAATGCCTGCAAGACAGACGCTTTTATTCCCTATGCGGTGCTCAGTGGGAGGGCCCATTGTGGGATCAGTACGAGAATAAGCCTAAGTTTGAGGTCAACAAAATCATGTTGGCTGTCATTCGCATCGTCAACGAATATCGCAATAACCGCATTACAGTCGATTATGTGAGCAAAGATGGCTCAGAGAACGACAAGCTGGCAGAGGTCTGCGATGGTCTTTATCGTGCTGATGAACAAGCATCGGTAGCAGATGAGGCATACGACAATGCTTTTGAAGAGGCCGTGGGTGGTGGCATCGGTGCATGGAGACTGAGAACAGTTTACGAAGACGAAGAGAATGACGAAGATGACCGACAGCGCATCAGGTTTGAACCAATCTACGATGCCGACAGCTCAGTATTCTTTGACCTGAATGCCAAGCGACAAGACAAGTCAGATGCTAAATTCTGCTTTGTGGTCACCAGCATGACCCGTGAAAGCTACAAAGAAATTTACAACGATGACCCAACGGATTGGCCTAAGATCATTCACCAATACGAGTTTGATTGGTCAACCCCTGATGTGGTGTTTGTGGCTGAATACTACAAACTTGAGGAAAAGACAGAGACAATCCGCATTTTCCAAGCGATTGATGGCACTGAGGAACGTTACACAGCCCAAGACTTTGAAAACGATGAGACATTAGAAGAAACCCTAATGGCAATCGGCACGACAGAAGTCAGGCAAAAGCGTGTAAAGCGTATGCGTGTTCGCAAATACATCATGTCGGGTGGCAAGGTTTTGGAAGACGCTGGCTATATTGCTGGCAAGTGCATCCCCATTGTGGTGGTGTACGGCAAACGCTGGTTTGTGGATAACATCGAGCGTTGCATGGGTGCTGTCAGATTGGCAAAAGATGCTCAACGCTTAAAAAATATGCAACTGTCAAAACTGGGCGAGATCAGCGCATTGTCCAGCATCGAAAAGCCTATATTGACCCCCGAGCAAGTAGCTGGGCATCAACTGATGTGGGCTGAAGACAATTTAAGAGATTACCCATATCTTTTGGTGAACCCGATTACAGGGCCAGACGGAAGCCAAAGCATCTCAGGCCCTGTGGCTTATACCAAGTCGGCTGCAATTCCACCAGCAATGGCGGCACTTTTGCAGATTACAGAGCAGGATATGCAGGACATCTTGGGCAACCCACAAGGTGCAGATAAGATCGTTTCAGGCGTGTCTGGTAAGGCCGTAGAGATGATTCAAACCCGTGTGGATATGCAGACGTTTATCTACATGAGTAACTTTGCCAAGGGAATGAAGCGTTGCGGTGAAATCTGGCTAAGTATGGCAAAAGAGATTTACACCGAAGACAGACGCAAAATGAAAACCATCGCCCGTACGGGTGAAGCTGGCACGATAGAACTTATGCAGCCAATGATTGACCAAAAGTCTGGTGCTGTGATGATGGGCAACGACCTATCAGCCGCCACTTTTGATGTGGTTGCAGAAGTTGGCCCATCCAGTAGCAGTAAACGTGCCGCCACTGTCAGGGCGTTGACAGGAATGCTTCAGATCACCACCGACCCAGAGACAGCGCAAGTGCTGACTGCAATGGCGATGATGAACATGGAAGGCGAAGGCGTGGGTGATGCCAATGCCTACTTCCGCAAGAAATTACTTCGCATGGGTGTGGTTCAGCCTACCGATGACGAAGCACAAGAACTTATGGCAGAAATGCAGGGCAAACCGCAAGACCCGAACGCCATGTATTTGCAAGCGGCAGCAGAAGAGGCGATGGCAAAAGCAGCCAAAGCCAGGGCTGACACTGTGGAAACTGTGGCCTCGGCAGAACTCAAACGTGCTCAAACATTGGAGACATTGGGCAAAGTTGAGGAAAGTTCACAGAACATGGCAATGACCAACGCACAGGCTGTACAAGAAATTTTACGTGGTCAGATAGTCCAACCTGTTGCGAATCAGTAAAAAACAAGCGAGAATGTATTAACGGATGCCACCCACCGTTTCAATGGGTGAGTTTAATGGGGTCAAAAGATGAATGAAAAGGCAGTAATTGAGGACGAAGAAACCTTTGTTGAGGAAGAAGTCGAGGAAATCACGGAAATCGTTGAAGACCTAGAAGAACCCGATACCGAGGAAGTAGTTGTCAGCATTGGTGAGGATGCGCCACCTCCTGAAGAACAAGCTCCTGCGCCTGAATGGGTGAGAGAGTTGCGGAAAACAAACAGAGAATTACAACGACAGAATCGTGAACTGCAAAGCAAGCTACAAGTCCTGCCAACTGAGAACAAGCCAGTTGCCATTGGAGCAAAGCCAAAGCTAGAAGACCACGACTATGACGCTGATAAATACGAAGAAGCATTGACCTCTTGGTTTGAGCGCAAGCGTCAAGTTGATGAGGCAAACGCCAAGCAAGAAGCTGAAGTTATGAATCAGCAAAAAGCATGGCAAGCCAAGTTGGATGGCTACGGCAAAGCGAAAGCTGAGTTGAGAGTCAGGGATTACGAAGATGCCGAGGCTATTGCTCAGGAAGTCTTCTCAATCACCCAGCAGGGCGTGATTCTTCAAGGGGCTGAAAACCCCGCACTGGTTGTTTACGCACTCGGAAAGAACCCGAAAAAGGCCAAAGAGTTAGCAGAAGTCACAGACCCCGTAAAGTTTGCCTTTGCGGTTGCAAAACTGGAGAAAGAATTGAAAGTTACAAATCGCAAAGCAGCACCCGCACCAGAGCGTATCATCTCGGGAACTGGAAGATCATCTGGTGCTGTAGACTCAACACTTGAACGGCTGAGAGAAGAAGCGGCACGTACTGGAAACATGACGAAAGTCATTCAGTACAAATCGCAAAAACGATCAGCATCCAAATAATTTATTAGGAGCTTATTATGAGCAATTCATTCAGTAAGGAAGAGCGTGTAGCGTTTGAGGATATCCTCGAAGGCTTTAATGACGCTTTAGTTTTGTCCCGCAACGTGTCCATCTACAACACAGATGGCTCGATGATGGAACGCACCAACAACGTTATCTATCGTCCACAGCCTTACATCGCACAGTCGTATGATGGCATGGACCAGACTAACAACTTCACCGCATACACACAGCTTTCAGTCCCAGCGACACTTGGCTTTCAAAAGTCTGTGCCGTTCATTCTGGATGCTTTGGAGTTGCGTGATGCGTTGCAAGAAGGTCGCTTGGGCGAAGCCGCAAAGCAAAAACTTGCATCCGACATCAACATTGCAATCATGAACGTGGCTGCGGCTCAAGGTTCTTTGGTTGTAACCGTTAGCACTGCGGCTGGTGATTATGATGATGTGGCCTTGTGCGACAGCATTATGAACGAGCAGGGTGTCCAAGCCTTTGATCGTTACTTGGCTTTGTCTAGCCGTGACTACAACGGCATCGCTGGCAACATTGCTGGTGGTACTGGTGGCGCATCTGTGTCACGTAGTTTTGCTGGCACTAAGTCCAACACCGCTTTCGAGCGTTCTTTCGTTGGTATGGTTGCAGGCTTTGAGACTTACAAATTGGATTACGCCAACCGCCTTGCAGCGGCCACTGGTGCTGACCCAACAATGAGCACTTTGGCTGCCGCTAACAACTACTATGTTCCTGTGGCAACATCCACAGCATCAACTGGTGAAACGCAAAACGTGGACAATCGTTTCCAAACGATTACCGTGTCAAGCACCACTAATTTGCCTGCTGGTTCAGCCATTGAGATCAGCGGAGTTGAGGCTGTCCATCACATCACAAAACAAGGTACTGGTTTCTCCAAGACTTTCCGTGTAGTGAGCGTGACCAACTCAACAACTTGCGTAATCACACCTCCTATCATTTCCGCACAAGGTGGAACTGATGCCGAGTTGCAGTACCAAAACTGTATCGTGACACCTAACGCATCAGCAACCATCAACCGTTTGAACACAGTGACTGCTCCAGTTAACTGCTTCTGGCAAAAAGATGCGTTGGAGATTCTGCCTGGTCGTTACGCTGTTCCCTCTGATGCTGGCGTTGCAGTGATGCGTGCCTCTACAGATCAGGGCATCGAGTTGGTCATGCAAAAGCAATACGATGTGAATACCATGAAAACTAAGTATCGTCTTGATACCTTGTTTGGCGTGGTAAATAAACAGCCAGAAATGTCTGGTATTTTGCTGTTCAATCAGACTTAAGGAGTTATCATGAGCTACAACGTAATTTTTACACAAGGTACTGCAACAGTTACCGTACCCGCAGGCGAGAAAATCGCTGTTCAGGCCTTTTCACCAGCACTGGTGTTTCAAGAAGTTGGTTTCCCCAACTTTCCCGATTCACAGGATTTGTTGACTACGGTTGAGAATACTACCTATGTTTCAGGCGCATTCACCAATGCCACCAGCGTGACTATTCAAGCTGGTGCATCGGGTGCGCTTTACGCAGTAGGCGTTGCTCCAACTATCAGCAACAATGGTAACTGGCAATCTCAAGGTGCGCCTGCTGACATAACTGATGGTGGTTCAATGATTGCCACAGCAGCCAATGTGCTGACTAGTATCATTACCGCAACTCCCACGCAAGCCCGAAACATTCAACTTCCAACAGGTGCAAATTTAGATTTGGCTACCGAGTGGGCTGTTGATGATTCGTTTGACTTTAGTGTCATTACTTTGGCCGCATTTGCTTTGACTCTTACAGTCAATACAGGCGTAACCATTGTTGGGTCGGCTGCAACTGGTTCTGGTGCTGGTGCTGCCGCACGTTTCCGCATACGTAAAACTGCTGCAGACACATTTGTTGTTTACCGCATAATGTAAAAACCACAGGCCAGCAGAAATGTTGGCCTGTTTAACATGGAGTTCAATATGATGAAAAAAGGTTACTCGGACAAGACCGTTTCCAAGAACATCAAAATGGAAATGAAATCAGGCAAGCCCCAAAAGCAAGCCGTTGCAATGGCTTTAGGCATGGCAAGCAAGTCGGCAAAAGCCGCTGGCAAGCCAAGCAAAGCACCGATGAAGAAATGATTAAGTCAGCCGCAATCGTTAAGACCAAAACTCTTGCCCCGTGGAAAGAGTTGCGGTTGCAAAAGCGTAAACTGAAAAAGTCACAGGCAGTAGAGCGCAAAGCAACAAAGCAGATTCGACCATCGCCCATCAACTCACAGATTATTGAAGTGCCTGATGAGCCAGTTGAAATGCTTGAAGTTGTTGAGACTGTTGAGGACAGCCCACCGACCCGTGAGGAAATGTTGCAACAAGCTGAGATGCTTGGTATAAAGGTTGACAAACGCTGGTCAGATGCGACACTGCTTAAACACATTGAGGAGTTCGAATGGGCTACACAAAACAACAATTCATAAGCGCAGCCTTTGAAGAAATTGGTCTTGCGTCTTACGTCTTTGATTTACAGCCCGAACAGCTTGAATCTGCCTTGCGTAGATTAGATGCAATGATGGCAGATTGGAATGCAAAGGGCATCCGATTGGGTTACCCTTTGCCATCCAGCCCACAAGATAGCAGTTTGAGCGAAGAAACCCTAGTGCCTGACTCGGCTTATGAAGCAATCATTTGCAGTCTAGCCATTAGGCTTGCGCCTAGTTTTGGCAAAACCGTGATGGTTGAAACCAAGACCACTGCCAAGCAAGGGTACGACATTTTGCTTCAACGTGCGACATTCCCTCTGGAGAAGCAACTGCCTGCCACTACTCCTGCTGGTGCTGGCAATAAGCCGTGGAGAGTCTACGATAATCCGTTTGTACGACCACCCTACTTTCCTGTCGATGCTGGCCCTGATGGGCCTATTGAATATAACTAAGGACAATCATGCCAACGATCAATCAGTTGCCTGTACTGAATACCATTTCCAGTGGTGACCAGTTACCCGTTTATTCACCCAATAATGGAGATGCACGCAGAACCTCGATTGGTTCGTTGCTGACGTTTTTCCAGCAAAGTTTTGCATCGCCTACATTGGCGGTGAATCTCTACGTACCTGGCTCTGGGTTCAATATCACTGTCCCAACTCCTGTCAGCAATGACCAATGGATGCTGATACAACCCGCTGGAACACTGGCTACAGGCACAATTACATTGCCTTTGAACACTGGTGTGCCTGATGGCACTACAGTGCTAATTACTACTACGCAAGAGATTACCTCACTGACGATTGCGCTGAATGGTGCAACTGCTCTTTATGGTGGCGTGACATTTTTAGGCGCAGGAACTGCAACTGCAATCCGTTTCTATCAGCCGACAAACTCTTGGTATCAAATCAATGCTGATACAGTTTATGCGGCTGGTATTCAAACATTCTTGGCAACACCAACCAGTGCAAACCTACGTTCAGCGATGACTGATGAAACAGGTACAGGCTTACTCGTATTTGCAACCAGCCCAACACTTACAACTCCAGTAATTACCAATCCAACTGTAAGCACTGGAACGTTTACCAGCCCAGCATTGGTAACACCAGCAATCGGTGCGGCTACAGGCACAAGTTTGACAGCGACAGGCCTGATTGCATCAACTGGCACTTCAGGAGTGGGTTATTCCACTGGTGCTGGTGGCACTGTTACCCAAGTCACAAGTCGCACCACAGGCGTAACGCTGAATAAAACAACGGGTGCAATTACATTAGTTAGTGCGGCTGGTTCGGCAACAGCGGCAACTTTTACTGTTACCAACAGCACCGTGGCGGCAACCGATGTGATTATCTTGAACCAAAAATCAGGCACTGATCTTTATGACTTGATGGTCACTGCGGTTGCGGCTGGTAGTTTTAACATCACATTCCGCACCACTGGCGGCACGACAACTGAGACACCAGTATTTAACTTTGCGGTCATTAAAGGCGTGGCGGCATAATGGCAACCAAACCTAAGTCCTCAGTCAATGCGGCTGGCAACTATACGAAGCCAACTATGCGGAAAGCCTTATTTGAAAAAATCAAGGCAGGGACAAAGGGCGGTGACCCCAATGAATGGTCAGCCCGAAAAGCCCAACTTTTAGCAGTGGAGTATAAGAAAAAAGGCGGTGGCTACAAATGAAAGCCCCGCAAAAAAGCCTGAAAGATTGGGGTTCTCAGGATTGGCGCACCAAGTCGGGCAAACCATCGTCTGAAACGGGCGAAAGGTATCTGCCTGCAAAAGCAATCAAGGCATTAACTTCAGCAGAATATGCGGCAACAACAAAAGCCAAACGTGAGGCCACTGCTAAAGGTAAACAGTTTGCAAAACAACCTAAAAAGGTTGCTGAAAAGATTAAGAGTTTCAGATGAAAACACCAGCTTACGCACGCAAAGAAGGTCAGAACCCTAAAGGCGGCTTAAACGCCAAGGGAAGGGCTGCGGCAAAGGCTGAAGGCATGAATCTAAAGCCACCCGTAAAGTCTGGTGACAATCCACGCAGGGCATCGTTCTTGGCTCGTATGAGTGGTAACGCTGGCCCTGAATACAAAGATGGTGAACCCACTCGATTGCTGTTAAGTTTAAGAGCATGGGGCGCATCATCTAAGGCAGATGCTAAAGCCAAAGCAAAACGTATCTCTGAACGCAACAAGGTCAAGTGATGCAAATACCCATTCTGAACGGTATTTACACCGACAACACACCTGAACTGCGTACATCGTACCCAGTGAATCTCGTGCCTGTGCCAAAACAATCTGGCATTAGCAATGGGTTTTTACGTCAAGGTGATGGCATTGTTGCCAACGGCACAGGGCCTGGCACTGATCGAGGCGGCATCAATTGGCAGGGCAATTTGTATCGGGTGATGGGTACAAAGTTGGTTGAAATAGATAACGCAGGCGCAGTGACTATATTGGGCGATGTGGGTGGGTCTGCAGATGAACTGGTAACTTTTGATTACAGTTTTGATGTGCTTGCGATTGCTTCTGGTGGTAGTCTTTATTATTGGATTCCAGTAAATACAGCATCAACATTGGTATGGAATCCAACTGCACCAATTCTGAGAAAAGTTACCGATGTTGACCTTGGCGTTGTTCTTGACTTCTGCTGGGTAGATGGTTATTTCATGACCACAGACGGGGAGTTTTTAATTGTTACAGACTTAACCGACCCGATGGCTGTTAACCCATTTAAGTACGGAAGTTCAGAGGTTGACCCTGACCCTGTGGTTGCTTTACTAAAACTTAGAAACGAGGTCTATGCGCTAAACAGAAATACGATTGAGGTATTCGATAACGTGGGCGGTGAGCTTTTCCCGTTCGCTAGAATTGATGGCGCACAGATTCAAAAAGGCGTGGTTGGCACACACGCTTGTTGCGTTTTTATTGAGCGCATTGCTTTTTTAGGTGGTG